GGGGGTTAATGCTGAGCTCCATTTCCCGGTGTTTTGGGAAAAAGTATTAACCCCCTTAATACTAGTTACCGAAGTGAATAGACGCGTAAGCGGCTACAAACGAGGTAACTGGTTGAGACCTATAGCTAGGGTCCCAACCATCCAGGTAGCCTCGCGGCAACCTGGATCGACGAACGCTTACTCTAGGCGGCTTATTGCTTCGAGGTAAGTAGAATAGTTCGTCGCCAACCGAAGTGACGTACCCACCAACAGCGAGAGGCATAGCAAATCGAAGGCTCCGTTCAGGGAGCTTGATTTGGTTTTGACTCAAGCTGAGGTAAGTGTATCTCCGCGGACACCCGGATGTAAGAACCCCTTGATCAGGGTTCATCCACTCGGGTACGAGGTGAGGCTTACCGTTCAGATAGCTTCTCAGAAGGGCTAAGGTTTTATGGAGCTGCACGTTGTTACGAGCAGACCACTCCAAAGCCTGATTGATAGCTACATAAACGTCTTGTTCCATAGCAAGGGACTTCACATAAAACGGAGTTATATCAACTCCATTAAGGAAATCACCGCCACAGGACTCGCGAAAAGAACCCTCGCAGAAAGACTTATCGTTATTCACGACAAGCCCCGCCTTCGTCAGGACATCTACAAAACCACTATACTCGCCAACCGGGATAATGATGTCATCCCCGAAGACGCAAGTGTTGGACCAATCGATGTAAAGATTGGGACCGCCACGCGTACAGCGAAAACCGTAGATGAGAGCCACAATAATGAAAGTCATCAGTGGGAAAGTAAATCCATTCCCCATAGTTGATATCATATTGAGCTCAACCTGTGTGCCAACGCTACCAGCTTTACCATCGCTGGGAACTGTGATCACGGGTGACCTAAGCTTCATTAATAGGTCAAACCATGCACTCGGCATAAGGGCGCGTACAAGATCGATGCTGATCATATCGCTAGCGGCTTTCAAATCAAGGGTAGCAATTTCCCCTGATATGGAGCCACGCTTGGCCATAGCAATATTCTTTTGCTGTTGGTTGCGAATGTCCAGACCGATATGCCTAAGAGCTCCCTCGAGATACATGCCTGCAGCAAGCTGCAGACACATATTCCCGGAGGGTTCTATGGCAATTGTACGTTCTGTTTCCTCGTTTTTGGGAACAGTTGTTAGTCTAGAGCCTTCAACCTGCATAGTACCCGAAACTCCATAAGCGCCATCACTGGCGACGAAGTAAGGGTTCAACGAACGCAGTTTAAGAACCAAAGGCTCACACAGAGCGGTACAAGTCATTGCTTGCGAAATCTTTTCGGCAGTATGGGTACCCTTGACGCCATTGCTGGCACCAGGTCCAAACCGCCAATTAGAGTACAAGTATGACATCTCGAGTGGCTGCTGAATTGCCAACTCATCGAAGGAAGTCGTAAAACGCTCTAAAACATTAGTGATGAAATAACGAGCGTTCGCGATTATCCTAGGATCAAGCGTCTTAGAAGGTGGGGTAGCTTTTACAAGCTCACCCACCCTCAAATTAGTAGCAAGAAAATCTGCTACTGCGGACGCTCGAAGATCTTCTCTAAGGAAGCGTGCTCTTTTACGAGCACGTTGTACCTGCCTAGAGACCGCTTGATGCTGCGGCCCCGAGGCAAGAAGCTCTTCTAACAGTGTGGTGAAGAACGCAGTCAAGCGCGCTTCACCGATCTTAACGTTGCTTTTACTCACAGGATAGCTCCCGATGATTACAACGGTTTAACCAAGAATCAGACCAGAGACGAGTTAGCTACCACTAGCCTCAGATTCAATCACTCGTGCTACTCCGGCGATCCCGACTTGGGAACGTTTGTAGTAGCAGTAAGTGCTTGGGTCTGTGCGGCGTTCACACGAATCTGAGTTAGAGCAGTAACAAGTGGATCTACGAGTACCGCCGGGGCGTTTGCGATAATAACCAACGCAACCGCTACGGAAATACAAATAGACGACACTTTGCTCAGATTCATAGGACACCTGTCAACACAGTGGACGCGATTCCATCCGCTTGAGCCCAGCCAACGCCAAAGTGCGCGCTGATGAGAGCACGGATTTCCTCAGGTTCATAAGTGTCGACCCCAGCAGGACATTCAATGATCGTGGTGATTTTTGGCACCATAATCGACTGATTGACTGCAGGAGCAGCTCCTTTGCGTGTAATAAGTTTATACACGTTCAGGGGGACATTCTTGATAATACCCGTTACAGGGTTTGCCTGCGGCAACGTCCTTAGGACGGGAGGCCGGAAAAACGCAATTGTGAAAGGCTTTGAAACGCTATTCACATCCACGCTCGTCTGGGTACCACCCAAAGCACTAACGGCATATTGCTTGCCATTGATGTTCGGGGCGGTGTCCGCCAAGATCGTATAAGTCGGGGAAGTTAATCCCGTGACTGGCGCGCCTGTTACTGGTGAAGATGGTGCAAAAGCCATGAATGGCTCCATAAATGCTCTAGTTCACAAACCGAAACTGGCCGTTAAACCAATTTCGGAATGCGCATTTGAGCGAGGACGGATGACAAGTTAAGTAACTTAGTCAATCCGTTGGATCCGATCTGATCTATCGACTTGATAGAAAGGGACCGGGACGGTAGCTGAGAAAGGCTTGCGCGTCCAAAGTGAAAGTATTTAACGACAGACCTGCCACCTGAGAGATAACCTCGCCAACCGGCGACTTTGTCGACCCAGATGATCGGATCAATCGTGTTTTCACTTTGATACTTCGTAGCTTGAGAAATATATATGGTCGTACCCGGAAGGGTATAGAACATATCATCAAGCCACGGACTTACAGTAGTGAAGTAATCGACCGCCCAGGAAAACGGAGTTAGCTCCCAAAGAGTAGCAGGGAGTTCACTCAATTTTAAACCTAAGTGGTCGTATACGCTGTAAGAGGCAGTAGACCTTGTTTGAAGGTTTATGCCCGCAACGATTTGGACACCTTGCTTATGTTGGCAGGACTGGGCATAGCCCACCCTGACTCCAGCAGCAATTTGTTCAGTAGATCCATCGGGTTCAATGATGGAACTAGAGGTCCAATCCGTAGACGCTGTACCTGTTAGGCGCACCACATGGTCCATCCTTGTATTGTATTCAAGAATGGAATTAGCGGCTGACTCGATATCTTTAAGTAGGGGATTAACCCCGAAATTAAGACCGAGCCAGACGTTAGCGGCGTGCTTATAGGCACTTCTTCCTCGTGTTTTCTTTATGGCAATTAGAGCTTTCACCGTATCTAAAGCAAGGTTGTTAATCTGTCGCAACATGCGATGGATTTCACGAGCCTCAGCGATAGGCGGTGCGAGCTGTGCTTTGCCAACGTGGCCATTAAGTTTATTTTTGAGTATTCCGACCGCCTTATTAATAAGGGGCGTATAGGAAATCTCATTAATAATAGGTGCCTTAGTGATCCGTCCGTAACCTGAAGACTCATTGTTGAGTCTCTCGGCAAAGACGGAATACATAGACACTTGTACACTAATGCCGGTCCTAGAGTAACTGGACGTAGCATTGTTGCCTTTGGCCACTGCCACTTTCCAACCAGGATTTCTCGTTAAACTTTTGGTGCTATTCCCTAGGTTTACAACATTGCGAAAGTCCCCTTTGTTAGGCTCAAAAAGATAAGGCGCTTTCTGAGTCTGATTCCAGTGGACCACGCGGTTGTAAAGACAGGGCGTTGCAACAATGTTTCCCGAGCGAACCAGGAGACCATGTTTCTGGCCTTTAGGTGCGCGAGGTAGTATGGGGTAAAACTTGATCCGCTTCGGAGTTTTAATCCGCTTCGGTTTGGGTTGACCCATATCGCCTCTTTAGTTAGAAAAGTGAAGTACGGAGAAATCCGTACTTAAAAAGGAACCCCCGGAACTGCATGAGTGGCTTTCGCCACTCATGCAGTTACCTCCATCACATCGAGATGCCGACAGACAGAGAGTGCTTAGGAAAGCACTCTCCGCACAGGCAACCTGAGCGGTTGTAACCGCATCAGCGAGATATGATGGAGGGGAAGG